GCGCGGATCGCCTCGGTGTTGCCGTCGCGCTTGGCCTCGGCGAGCGCCATCTCGATCTCGAGGCGTTGCGCCTCCTGCTCGAGGAGCAGCGCCTGGAGTTGCTGGCCGTTGAGCTCGGCCCACTCGGCCTGCAGGTCGCGCAGCCCGGCTTGGGCTGACTCGGCGAAGTCGGCCATCTCTTCCTTGGCCGCGCGGATCGCGTCGCGCAGCCCCTCCAGATCCTCGTCGTCGAGGCGCTGGAACTGGAACTCGAGCCGCTCGGCAGCATCCACGAATTCACTGGTGCTGATGCCGCCGTCATCGAGTTGACGCTGCAGATCGCCCAGCGCATCCCCGAGCTCAGCAGCAGCAATCTCCATGCCGAGCATGCGCCGCTCCGCCTCGATGGCAGCAAGCTCAACCTCCTTGATCGCCTGGATGCCGCCGTAAAAGGGGCCGAGGTAGTTGAAGGCGCCACGCTGGGCCTTGTCGAGCGCATTGATCTCGGACCGGGCGGACTCGGCGGCCGCGCCCAGCGCCGCCATCTCGCGCTGCGCCTCGGCGGTGGCGCTGGTATCGAACAGGCTGCTGGTGTCGAGCTGACGGATGGTCGCGATCTTGTTGTTCCAGCTGTCCACGCTGTCGAGGATCGCCTGCACGGCATCGGCGGCAGCGGCGCTGTACTGGCGCAGATCATCCATCGTCGAGTTGATGACCGCAGCCATCCATGCGGCAATGCCACCGGTCTGCTGCATGGACTCACCGAGGTCTTCGGTTCCCTCGGAGGCATCCTTGGTGCTGTCGGCAGTGTCCTGGTTGGCGCTCTGGAGCTCCTCCAGGTGGCGCTTCTGCTCTTTGAGCGCGGCGATCTCCGTCTTCTTGGCGGCGACGGACTCCCGTGTGTTTTCGATGCCTTGGCGCTCTTGCTCGCTGATCTCGCCATCGAGTTCGGCGGCAAAGACCTTCGTCTCCAAGAGCGCCTGCTCAGCAGTCAGCTCGGCCTCTTTGCCCTTGATGAGTGCTTTCAGGCCGTCGATCTGGGCGCGGGCTGCCTCTTCGTTCAGGCGCGCAGCCTCGGCGGTGTCACCGCGCGCCTCGGCCTCCTTGGCGAGGTTCTGCAAGTGGGTGACGCGTGCGTCGTTCTCGTTTTGCGTTGCCTCGGTTGCGCGCTCGACAGCGGCGAGTTCGCGCGCCTTGGCTGCGACCAGGTCGTTGGCGGCATCGGTCAGCTGGGCGGTGTTCTTGGCGATGTCGCGCTTGAGTTCGGCATCCTTTTCAGCGGCGACATTGCCGGCCTCGATCTTGTCCTTGAGATCAAGGACATCGCCCTGGGCCGCCTTGGCCGCGGCCGACAGCTCGCCGGTGTTGTCCGCGCCTTGTGCCTGCGCCTGGGCGTAGGCCTCGGCCGCAACCTGGGCGCGCGCCTCGGCGTCAGCAAGTTGCGCCTGCGCCTCGGCGCCAGCCCGCTGCGCCTCGGCACTGGCCTCGAGCGCGGCGCGCAGGCGTTCATGCTCGGCGGCAAGCTCGGTGAGCTTCCCGGACTGGTCGCCATAGGTGTCGGCGGCAAGGCGTGCGGCGGCCGCCGTGGTGCGTTCCTGCGCGGCGAGCAACTGCGCCTCTTGCGCTGTTGCCTGCTGGTTCTTCGCCGTCTCCTGCAGCGCGGCGATCTGGCCCTGTCGTACCGCGATCTGCTGCTCGATCTGTTCGGTCTCGGCACCCTCGACGGTCTTGAGGCGTTCGAGGTCGGCGATCGCCGAGCGGATCTTGGCGATGTGACCGGTCGTCACCGCGGTCTCTGCGGCGCGCGCCTCGGCGAGCCGCTCGCTCGTCTCGGCGCTGACGCGCGCGACCTCGGCCTGCGCCCGCATCGCCTGCTCGGCATCGCCGCTCAAGCGCGCGAGCTGGAGGTTGGCCTCGGCGGCATTCAGGGCGGCCTCGCCCTGGGACGCGACGACTGTGCTGTTCTCTGCCGCACGCTTCGCCGCCTCGGCGTGTGCGGACGCGCCTTCGAGCGCAGCGGTGGCGAGCTGCTGAAGTGTCGTCGTCGAGGCCGCACTGGCGGCTTCGAGCGCGACCTGTCGATCGAGATACGCCTGCCCCTCGGCGTTGTTCTCCGCGATGGCGGCGGTGTATTCCTCCCACGAGGGCAGCACGCCGGTGATCCATGCCGCCGTGGCACCGATGTTCTTCCCCAACGTGACGGTGCCCGCCGTCAACCCCTCGACCCCATCGGCCGCACGATCGATGACGGCGGTGAACACATCGGACAGACCGTTCTGCCCGACCTCGGTGAAGGTTCGAGAGAGCGCGTTCTGCAGGCGCGCCACGCTCGCACCGAGGGTGTCGACCTGCTCGGCCTGATCGAGGTCGAAGGTCTCGTTGAGGCCCTTGGCGAGCAGTGGCAACACGTCGGCGGCGAGCAGCTCGCCGCTCTCCAGCAGGGCCTCCAGCTCATCGGTGGTGAGGCCGCTGGCCTCGCTCAGCGCGCGCATCGCACCGGGCAGCGCGCCACCGAGCTGATCACGCATCTGCGCCGCGCTGACCGTACCGGCGTCGGCGATCCGCGCAACCGCCGTCAGGGCCTGCTCGGTCTCGGTGCTGGACTTGCCGAGCGTCCCCATGGCACCGACCACGGCGGTGAACACATCGGCACTGGCCTGACCGGCGAGCGCGGTGTCCTGGGTCGCCGAAGCGAAGCGCGCGTATTGCTGGGAGAGGGTCGCACTCGATTGGCCGAGTCGATCGGCCAACACCGCGGTGGCGGCCATCGCCTCGGCGGCGGCCTGCTGACCGCCGAGCACCTGGGCCAGGGCCCGCTGGGTGGTCTCGAACTCGGCATTGAGGGCGACGAACTGCTGCGCCAGCTCGACGACCTGCAACGCCTTCATCACCGTGCCCAGCTTGCCGAGCGCGAGCGAGGCGCCCCCGGCCCCCTTGTCGGTCGCGCCGAGCGTCCCGGCAGCGTCGGCGCCCTCCTCGACCAGCTGGGCGGAGGCCGCGCGGGCACGCTCGATGGCATCGGTATAGACCCCGAACCCCGCGCCCGCGCGCCGCCCGGCCTGCTGGGCGCTGATGGCCCAACCGTCGAGCGACGCCCCGAGCTGGCCGAACACCGACTCGACGGCACTGGCGTCGACAGCGATGCGGACCTTCAGTTCGAGATCGGAGAGATCAGCCATGCCGGTAGGATGGCTGGTGGTGGGTTTGGAGTCCGCTAAAACGGGTTGGCTGTTGACATCAAGGCTTTGCTATCTCACTCAATTTCCTCCATCAAGAATCAGCAGACCAAGTCTTCCACAACCCCATTCTCCATTTCTTGACCATCTCAAAAAAGTCGTGTTTTCCGTACTTCTCAACAAGCGTTTCTTGTTCAGACAAAAGATTTCGCCCTAAGGCTAAAGAGTCAACATCCCAACCGAGCATGTATAGCAATGTCGGATAAATATCCAACGTTGTTGATTCGCGCTCGACAACCCCCATCGGAACATTTTCTCCACGCACTATAAAAAGATTTTCCCTTTCTTCATCTTTACCCTCAAAGAAGCCAGACGCATCGTTCCTCATCATCAAGTGATCTGAAGCAACAACCACCAAAACGTCTCGCCCCCTGGCTTTCGCCTCTTCCTCTATTGAAAGTACAAAGTCATAAATCATTGAGTCCGCGCACTTTACTGCGTTAAGGATTGGATACTCGCCAGCCCCATAGGAAACATCATCACAACCAGGAGTAACATGCCCGCTCGGAGGGTGAGTATCTAGCGTCAGGACAAACAGAGAAAAACGTTCACTCTCATCGGCAAGTTCCTTAAATTTTTCTAGCGAAAACTCGAAAACACGATCATCATAAACACCCCACTTTGAAGTGGCCAAAGAATTATCGGCCACAGCCTGCAACTCTTCCATCCCGTAGACTTCATCGAATCCATGCTCTTTGTAGAAGCGACCCTTGCCCGCAAAATCTAGACTAGCACCTCCGACATAAACATTACGGTAGCCATTAAATCGCAAAACATCACCAATACAGGTCGCACCAGGAACGAACCTGAGGCCATCAGAAAAGTCGTTTCGATTAGACTTGTATGTGGCAAGAGGAATTCCGCACTGACTCGAAACCATTCCAGCAATAGTCCAATCGGTCATTGGAGCTTGCCGAATCCCAGAAAAAGACAAACCTCCAGCCTCTAGCTGCTCAATTTTGCTTATGAGGCCAGGAAACAAGGAATCTTCAAAAAAAGTCCTCTCCAAGCTTTCTGCATAAACAAAAACCAAATCACGACGATCACTAACAGAAACATCAAAATCTTCAAAAGAAGACATTTCATGATTTAAAACAATCAAATCTTTCGGCGACCACCACTGACTTAAAATCATTTTTGCTTCTATGATTGATGGATGCAAAAAAACCGCGAAGCAGGTAACTGAAAATGAAATAACGAGCTGCGTAAAAGGGGAAATCAAAAACACAGGACGTCGACACCTGAAATTAACGATAAAAACAAAAAAAACAACAGACAAAAAAACAAACGACAAAAAAACGATCAACTCGAACTTAAAAGAAAAAATATCCACCCCCTCAAAACCTTTATACAGATGAAAAAAAACAGCCTGATTGACGCCCTCGCCTGTAAATCTGTCAGACACATAGAAAAAAAGACTTAAAAGCAAAGAAAAAAAAGCAAATAAAATACTAATCCAAAAAACAAAACCTGAAGAAAACAGTGTCACCGCAAGAAAAAAAAGCAAAAGACTTGAAATAACAGGTACAAAAAGCAGACTCATCGCCGCCTCACAAAAAAAGACAGCGAACCACAAAGGCCCGCTGCCTATTTATTTACTCGCCAGCTGATCAGAGCGTCGAACGGCAAGAGCCAGGCAGGTATTTTGCCGGAACCGTACCACTACCAGTTGCACCTGCACACTCAAACCCATAAAGTTGAGTCGGCATATCAGCGGTTGTTGCAGCAGTACCAGGAGCGGTAGTCGGAGTCAGGACGATCGTAGTACCATTCAACGCCGCGTCGATACTATCGTTCGCAACTGTCACGGTAATCGCCCCATTCGCGCCAGTCGTCACAGATGCAACGTATTGGGTACCAGAACTCGATTCACACCCCCAGGCACCTGCGGCTGGTGCATTGGCGGTAGTACCGGACTGATAGACCTCAGCAACCGTGGTTCGACACTGACTCGCCGCCAGAATGACCTCGGACATCTTGGCCTTGGCCATATAGTCCTGATACGCCGGCAGCGCGATCGCCGCCAGGATGCCGATGATGGCCACCACGATCATGAGTTCGATCAGGGTGAAGCCGGCTTGTAGTTGCTTCTTCATGGAGTGGTTCTCCGGTTTTGGGATGAACTGAGCCTGTCTCGTCGGGAGACGGGGCCGACATGGCGGTGCCGGTCCTGGTGCCCCTGTTATCAAGTTCCGGGCCAACCATGCGAGGTCTGTGCAAGCCCTTGTTTTTGCGTTCAGGGAATGAGCGCGGCAGTGGCTGTCACCCGAACCCCCGCGACAATCCACAGGCCCGTGTCCGACCAGCAGGGGTGACAGTCCACAGACTGACACACCAAGGGGGTGACAGCCGCGCCGCCAGTCACCAGCCGCCAGCCATCAGCCGCCAGTGGGCGCGGGCCGGGGACGGGGGCGCAGGACCGATCGGAGGGCGTGGGCGGTGACGGGGGACAGGGTCGAACCACGAAGGCGCGGAGGACGCGAAGCACACCGCCAAGCGTCGGCTGGGCAAAGCGCGGCGTGCCCGGCGACCAGTCGCCAGCTATCAGCCGCCAGTGGGCGCGGGCCGGGGACGGGGGCGCGGGACCGACCGGAGGGCGTGGGCGGTGACGGGGGACGGGGCTGAACCACGAAGGCGCGGAGGACGCGAAGCACACCGCCAAGCGTCGGCTGGGCAAAGCGCGGCGTGCCCGGCGACCAGTCGCCAGCTATCAGCCGCCAGTGGGCGCGGGCCGGGGACGGGGGCGCGGGACCGACCGGAGGGCGTGGGCGGTGACGGGGGACGGGGCTGAACCACGAAGGCGCGGAGGACGCGAAGCACACCGCCAAGCGTCGGCTGGGCAAAGCGCGGCGTGCCCGGCGATCAGTCGCCAGCCATCAGCCATCAGCCGCCAGCCGCCAGTCGCCAGTCACCGGTCTCCAGCCACCCGTGAGGAGACCGGTTGACTGGCTCCCGCGCCACAGCTGGCCGCAAACGTCCGCTGCGGGGAGGCTGACCGCCGACGGCTGCTCTCCTCGCCTCTTGGCATGCTGCGCGACCTTGCGGTCCAATCCCCTGGCGACCGGCGACCGGCGACCGGCGACCGGCGACCGGCGACCGGCGACCGGCGACTGACAGCTGGCAGCTGGCAGCTGGCGGCTGGCGGCTTTTCCGCCTTGTCTCTTCGCGTCCTTCGCGGCGTTGCGGTTCACCCCCTGGCGACTGATCGCCGAAGGGGTCTCATCCTCGCCCTCGCGCCTTTGCGCGTCCCGACGCTTTGCGGTTCAATCCGATCGGGGGGGACGAGGAGGCGTCGCAGCGGGCGATGGCTCGGGCAGGGAACGCCGACCACCACACGCAAACAATCCAACCTTGCCAATCAAACAGTGACCACTCGCCTGCGCGATGGTCGGCGACGCGTTGGGCGGTGTCGCGCCAACCCCAACCTTTACGACCACGACCACGGACGGGCCAGCGTCGAGCAACCGGGAGAACACTGGAGATGCCATCGATCTGTCTGAACACCGCGAGCGCCGTCACCGGACTGAGCCGACGCACGCTGCAGCGCTACATCCAGGAGGGACGGCTGACGGCGATCCGTGGCGGTGACGATGGCAGGACCCGGGTGGAGCTGACCGCGCTGCTGACGCTGACCGGCAACAGGCTCACCGAGCCGGAGCGGACGCTGGCGCTCGCCGCCGACCAGGGCGACCCCGGCGCGCAGTACGAGTTCGGCGTGTGGCTGCTCGAGCGCGCCCGCCCGCCCCAGGCGCGCGACTGGTTCCAGCAGGCCGCGCGCGCCGGACACGCCGATGCGATGTGTTGGCTGGGGCGCGACCTGGTGCTCGGCGAGGGCGGCACGCGCGACGAGGCGGCGGGCAGCGCCTGGCTGGGGCGCGCGGCGGCGCGCGGCTCGGCGCTGGCCCAGGCGCTGACCGCCGAGCTGGGCAGCCCGAGCGGGCTGCAGGCGCGTGCGCGCGAGGACCTGGGCGCGCTCGAACAGCTGCTCGACGCCGCCGAGCGGCGGGTGCTGCTCGAGGCGCTGCAGGCCACCGCCGGGTAGCGGCGCGCGCGGGCCGAAGTCAGGCCGCCGGCTGGGGCCGCACCGGGTCGCGGCTCAGCGCACGTGGTGCTCGATGATGGCCTCGATGTCCGCCGGCGCCCAGCGCGCGCGCCGATCGGCGGGGTGCATGCCCTTGCGGTTCATCTCCTCGGCGATCGCCGCCGGGGCGCGCGACGCCGCATAGCGATCGGCGATCAGCGCGACCTGTGAGCGGGCCGGTTCCTGGAGGTAGGGATAGCGCGTGCCGCAGTGCTTGCAGCGCCTGGCGTCGAAGGCGATCGGCTCACGGCACTGGTTGCAGGCGATCGACCTTGGCGCGAGCGCGCCCCGCCCGGGCCGGGGCGCGAGCGACGGCAACAGCCCGACGACCAGACCGAAGGGCCCGAACAGCAGCCCGACCAACCCCCAGCCCAGCACGTCCCGCCCGCGGGCGCTCGCGATCACGCCGCTGAAGACCGGGAACAGGACCCACAGCATCAGCAGTGCCATTGTTCAGCCCCTCGCCGTCGAGGCCGGATCGCTCACCCCGGCTTCGGTCGCCCGCTCGCGATTGTCCTCGGTGAAGGCCCAGACCAGCGCCCCGACCCAACCGAGGAAGGTCCAGCCGAGGAACAGGTCGAGCACGAAGATGGCCACGGCCTTGGTGTGACGTCGCTCTTGCGCGACCAGGGCGGGGAGGAAGTACAGGGCGAGCGCGAACACCATGACGCCCAGGTTGAGCAGCGCGGTCCAGGAGACGGATTCCACGGCCGTCAGCCCGATCAGCGTGACGACGAGCAGACCGACCAGGAGGATCAGCATCACCCGGACGGTCATCCCCAACAGCTTGCCGACGGACAGCGTGCCGCCCCCGCCGCCCCTGGCGCGACGCGCCCCGTCGCGCCTCGTCCGCACGCGTGCCGCGCTGTGCCGCACGCGACGAGCGCTCTGCCCGGAACGGGCCGTCTGGGGGCGGTGGCCCGGATGCCCGCCGTTCTCCGCCCCACAGTTGCGACAGACCCAGGTCGATGCGTCTCTCGCGACCATCGTCTGACACTGGCACGCGCGGCAACGCCGCCATTCGCTATCGTCGAGTGTATCGCCCATGCCCGCGCTCCTTTGCAAATCATCGGTTGTGCCACCCGAGAGACCCGCCCGGCCACGCGAACAGCACGGTCATCGGCCAGGCAAGGCCTCCACTCGGCAATATATAGCGCACGGTTCCATGCGGGGCAGGCGCGTCCGTCGCCGCGGCGCCGACGCATCGACGCATCGACGCCCGAGCGTGTCGCGGCACGCTCGCGCCGAGCAGCAAAGAGGGCCGATGCCGAGACGGCATTGGGTGTCCAGCAGACGCCGCGGCAGACGCCTGGTAGTAGATCGCCGAGCGGTGTTCCCGGTCGTTGCGCGCCTTGCAGCGGCAAACCCTGCAGACACTGGCCTTTCGTACAAACGGCAAGGCCGTTGCGCGGCACGATCAGACGATCGTGCCGCAGCGCCCGCTACCGCGCGACGACCATGAACACCTGATTGCTTGCGCGACTGAGGTAGCAGTCGTACCAGGTCGCACCGCCGTATCCACCGTAGCCGTTGCGCGCGTTCACCTTGATCGGCAGCCGTTGCGCAACGATCTCGCGATTGGCATAGGTGATGATCTTTGAGCCCATATCACCGATCTCGACGATTTCGGCGCTCGCGGGATCCTTGAAGCGGCCCTCTTTGACGCACTGCTCGGCAAGCGCCTCCATGCTCGGGCGAGACGTGTCGCGGGCCGAAGCGGCCCAGACCTTGACGCGCTCGGACTCGCCAGCACATGGCACCTGCGAAAACGTCACCGCCCCGGTGTCGGGGTCCGTGCACTTGTAGACGCCCGCCCATCCCGCCGCGCACCAGAGCGTGGCGACGACGGCCAAGGTCATTGCGGTCCCGTGCATGATTCACCTCCCTTGCGATTGACCCGAGCGGGAGTGTGGATCTACACCGCCACCAACATCAAGGTCAACCGCCAGTAGGCGGTCTGTTCCGCGGCATAGAGCACGGGTTCGGCGAGGATGGCGCGGCCGTCGCCGTCGTAGCGCCAGCGGACCTGATGGCTGTGGCCGTGGCGTTCGAGGGTCATCGCCAGCTCGGGGAGCGCGGCCCAGGCGCTGAGGGTGTCGAGCCGGTCGCGGTCGATCCAGGCGGCGTCCTCGGCCCAGGGGCGGAGGGTGAGGGCGCGATATTGCAGGGTGGCGACCTGCACCAGGGCTGCGCCACCGAGGCTGGGGGTGATGCTCTGGCGCACGCCGGTGCGGGCGTGCTCGTCCTCCCAGTAGAGATCGTCCGGGAGGTCGACCCAGGCACCGCTGTCGAGCCGGGTGAGGCGCATCAGACCATCTGCACGCGGAAGTACCTGGAGCGGCCCGCGCCGGTCTTGGTCGGGTCGAGCAGCACCTTGCCGATGACCTCGAGCGCGGCGAACTCGGCACCGAGCATCGAGAGGTTGGTCGCCGCGCCGATCTTGAGACGGAAGATGTCGAGCACCACCGGGCTGTTGGAGTTGGCCTCGTTGAGACCGCCGAAGGACAGCTCGTAGACCGCGCCGCCGCCGGTGAGCGCCTCGACGGCGTCGTAGCCGTCGTGGCTGTAGTCGATCAGCAGCGGACAGCCGGCGGGGATCGCACCGTCGAGGATCAGCACCCCCTCGGGGCGGACCTCGTAGTCGGTGCCCGCCACCGCGGCGAAGGCGCCGCGATGGGTCCAGGTGACGCTGCCGTCGCTCACCGTCTCGCCCGCCCCGCCCGGCCAGCTCGGCTCGCCGACCCCGGTGGTACCCGCGGTGGTGGCCGCGAAGAGCGCGCCGCCGGCCTCGACGTAGGCGCCGAGGGCGACTGCGCTCTCGCCGCTCCAGGGCGCCGCGGCGCTGCGCAGCACCACCGCGCTCGGCCCCGGGTGGGCGAGCCGGATCAGCCCGCCGGGGTGGGCGCGGTGGGCCTCGCCGCTGACGCTTGCTCCGGTGACCGCGTTGGTGGTGCCGTAGACGGCGCGGGCGAGGTTGTCGGGGTCGAGGTCGTGGAGAGTCATCTTGGCGCTGACGGCGGTGATGCGCGAGACCGAGGCCCACTGCCCGCCGCCGGGCTGGGTGTAGTCGGTGAGGGTCTTCTCCTCCTCGCTGATCTCCAGATCGAGCGCCGAGACGTTGCCGATGGCCTTGAGCGGGGCGTCGCTGCCGGCCGGGCGCAGATAGACCTGGCCGGCGTTGAGGGTGGGTCGATAGCTCTGGGTGGTGGTGCTCATGGGGCACTCCGTAGGATGTCGGTGGTGAAGGTCAGGGGGATGCGCTGCAACCCGGCCTGGTGCGCGGGTTCGGGCAGCTCGACCAGGGTGAGTGGCCGGGCGGCCGAGGGCGGACGCCAACCGAGCAGGGCGGCGAGCACGCGATCGACCAGCGCCCCGGCCTCGGCCCGTGCCGGTGCGCCGGAGCGCGGGCGGGCGACGTTGCGCGCGCCGACCACGACGCGCCAACGCTGCTCCAGTCGCACCGCCCGACCATCGGGGCGCGACTCGCACACCCGGCCGCCGTCGTAGACGACCACCACGCCGGCCCCGCCCCCCGGCAGGTCGCGCGCGTCTTGCGGCGAGGCGCGCTCACGCACCCGCGCGGTCTCGCCGAGCACCTGCTCCAGGCGGTCGAGGATCTCCGGGCCGACGGCGAGAAAGCCCATCAGCACAGCCCGTCGAGGGCGCGCCGGGTCAGCCGCCGGGGGGCGCTGTCGAGCCGCGCGCCGAGGCGCGGCGCGGGTGCCCCCCGGCCGAGCCGCAGCCGCCCGGCGGCGGCTTGTTCGAGCACCCCGATCGCCTCGGCGTAACGCACGCGCACCGTCTCCGGGGCGTCGTCCGGCCACAGTCGATAGCGGGCGATGTCGCAGGCGATGCGCGCCAGCTCCTCGCGCTCGGTGTCGCTCAGCCCAGCGAGCGGCAGGCGGTGACGCACCCCGAGATAGAGATCCATCTGACCGCTGGCCGCGGCGAGCGCCCGGCGCAGCCGGTCGAGGTCCGGCGCGTCGGCCCCCGCCCCGGCGGTCAGTTCGGTCAGCTCCGGGTGCTCGGGGCGGTCGTGACGCGCGCGCAGCGTATCGAGATCGGCATACATCAGCGCCCCTCCCCGCCCAGTCGCTCGACGCGCAGCTCGGGGTGGGCGGCGAGCGTGGCGAGCTGCGCGGCGCTGAAGAAGCCGTCGGGGTAGCGCATGACCCGCGCCGGGTGGCTGACCCCGCAGCAGTAGAGCCCGGGGCGCGCCGACTCGATGCGGCAGGCGGTCCCCGAGGCGGCGGGCGCGGCGGCGCGGCGGCGTGGTGTCGTGGCGGTCGTCATGCCGATCAGCCCTCCCCGGTCGAGCCCCAGGCGAGCTGCGGCAGGGTGTAGCCGGCCACCGCGTCGGCCTCGATCGAGAAGATGAACTCGCCGCTGCGCACCACGTGCGAATCGTTGGGGTCGGTCACCTCGGCGGTGCTCGGACGCTTGCGCTGCACCAGCACGATCGGGCGCAACCCGCCGGCCTCGCCCATCAGGAACCAGGCGGTGTCGCTCGTCAGCTCCTCCCACACCTCGACCTGCACCACGCCTTTGTAGGGGTTGGGCTTGCCGTCCTCCAGCCGATCGTTGGTGGCGAGCACGTTGGCCACATCGGCCAGCGCCGTCGGCACCAGCAGGCGGATGTCGCGGATGCGCACCGGGCGGCCGCGGTCGTTCTTCATCCCGCGCAGCGCCTGCAGGCCCGCGCCGAGCGAGGCGATGGCGGCGGCCTGGGTGGCGGCGGCGAGCGCCACGGTCCCCATGTTGGAGTAGGTCGCCGGGGTGCCGTCCTTGTGCTCGGTGGGATGATCGGTGGCGAAGAAGGGCCTGCCGTCCCAGCACGGCGTGGTGAAGGCGGCGTTGATCGCGTCGGCGACGCGCTCGTCGGGGAAGTAGGCGGCAAGCTCCCCCTGGCTGGTGGCCTGGATGCGATAGATGCCGAGCCGGTCGGCCTCCAGGTCGCGACGCTTCACCGCGATGGTCGACTCGTACTCCTCGCAGGTCAGGCTGTAGGTGTGCGCGGCCATGGCGTTGAGCACCTTGTCGCCGACCCACCTGCGCCAGTTCGGCAGCGCGCCGACCCAGTCCATCTTCTCGACGATCTGGTCGGTGTCGAGCACGGTGGCGAAGTGCTGGTGACGGGTCTCGGCGGCGGCGAGCGCGCGGTTGAAGGTCGCCCGCACGTTGCGGAAGACCTCCTCGACATTGGTCTGGTTGATGAGCATGGTGGTCAGACTCCGATCCTGATCCAGACGCCGAGCGGCTCGACGTCGACGATGCGCCCGGCGCGGCTGCGCGTGCCGCCGCCATCGCTCAGTGACACCGTCTGGTCGTCGACGATGTAGCCCTCGGCGCCGATGGCGGTGCGGTCGATGGCCTCGGCGGCGGCGTAGCGGAAGACGCCGGTCTCGACCAGCACGCTCACCGCCCCGGCCACGGCGCCGCCCTCGACGCGCTCGACGAAGCGCCCGACGGCGGTCAGCCCGGTGGCGCTCGCCCCCGGCGTGGCGTGACCGCTGGCGTCGAGACAGGCGATGGCCCCGGCGTGACAGACGACCCCGGCGGCCACCGGGAAGCCGTAGTCGCGCCCGTCGCGGCGCGGGGTGTCGCGATCGGCGCTCAGCGCGCTCATGCCGCACCTCCCCAGCGCTCGAGGTCCTCGGCGCCGAGCCCGAAGGCGGCGGCGATGCGGCGCTGATCGGCATTCAGGCTCGGCGCGACCGCAGGCGGCGTGCCACCCGTGCCGGGGGCGGTGCCGAGCACCGCCGGGGCGGTGTCGAGATAGGCGCGCAACCGCTCCACCCCACCGGCGGTGGCCGCCTGGGCGCGGTGGTAGTCGACGGTGGCCGGGGTGATGCGGGCGCGGTTGAGCCCCTCGGCGATCAGCGCCTCGATCTCGCGCGCCAGCTCGGCGCGACGGCCCTCGGCCAGCGCCTGCTCGGCGGCCTGGGCGCGATTGAGCGCGGCGTCGAGATCGGCGCGCGGTGCGAAGCGCGCCAGATCCGGCGTCGTCGCCTCGGCGCGGGCGCGGTTGAGAGCGGTGCGCAGTGTCTCGATGGCCGTCACGGCCTGCGCGGGCGTGGCGCCCTCGGGCAGGCCGAGGGCCTGACGGATGGTCTCATCCATGGCGGGGTCCTCGGGTCGGGTGCGCTGGTTGAGCGCGGGTAGGCGGAGGTTGGGTTGGTTGGTCAGGCCGACGGAGAGCAGCCGGGTGACGCGCCCCTCGGCGTCGAGCCGATAGGCCGGGCTGTAGTAGCGATAGGCGCGCGCGCGCACCGCCTCGGCCCCGGCGGCGGTCCAGGCGACACGCCCCCACACCGCCCCGTCGCACAGCGCCAGCGCGCTGATCCAGCCCGCCGCCGGGGCCTGCTCGCCGCGCGGGGCGCGCAGATGGGTGGCGTGCTCCCAATCGAGCGGCAACTCGGCCTCGGGCTCGAAGGCGGCGACCACCGCCTCGGGGCGATCGTTGCGATAGGCGCGCCCGTCGCGCCCCTGGATCTCTCCGGCGGGCACCAGCAGCAGCCACTCGGGCGGCGCGCCGCCGGCGCTCGGCGCCAGCGCCTGGGCGCATGCGGGGGCGGAGATGGGGGTGTGCGAATCCATGCCGCCAGGATCGCCGCGACGGCGGCCGCGGTCAGTTGAGACGGGTGAGTCGGCCAGGCGCCAGCTTCCAGTCGCCAGCCATCAGCCATCAGCCACCAGCCGTCAGCCGCCAGCCGCCAGTGGGCGCGGGCGGCGGGTGGTGGCGCGGGACCGATAGGAGGGCGTGGGCGGTGACGGGGGACGGGGGACGGGGGACGGGGTTGAACCACGAAGGCGCGAAGGACGCGAAGGGGGATAAGCCGCCAGCCGTCAGCTTCCAGTCGCCAGTGGGCGCGATCACCCGACGGCGGTGCGGCCCCGCGCCGTCCGTGGTCTCACGCCGACATCACGCATCATTCACTTCGCGTGCTTCGCGCCTTTGCGGTTCACCACCAGCCAGTGGGCGCGATCACCCGACGGCGGTGCGGACCCGCGCCGTCCGTGGTCTCACGCCGACATCACACATCATTCACTTCGCGTGCTTCGCGGCTTTGCGGTTCAATCCCCACCGCCCCCCGCGTCAGTCTCCCGTCCCCGCCCCGCCCCGCCCGAGCAGCTCGACGCCCTTGCCCGTCGCCGGCTCCGGTAGCCCGAGACGGTCGCGCACCACGCTCGCCTCGACGCGCAGCCCGAGCGGGACCAGCGCGGCGAGGGCCTCGGAGAGGGCGCGGATGTCCTCCGGCTCCTTGGCGCGGATGACGATCGCGGGCGCGGCTTCTGGGTCGATCGGGCCGTGGTTGAGCGCGAGATAGGCGCCGACCAGGTCGCGGTTGAGGGTGTCGGCCAGCTCCTCGGCGTCGGCGTCGCGGATGTCGTCGCGGACCTCGTCCTGGGCCTGCTGGTTGCCGAGCGCGCCGGGGGTGCCATCGGCGCTCGCGGTCTGGCCGAGCACGGCCTTGCTGATCTGGCGATCGGCCCACTCGGCCAGGCGCGCGAAGACCTGATCGCCGGCGCCGGCGGCGCTGGCCTGGACCAGCTCGATCTGCATGCTGTCTGGGATCGCCGCGGCGGCGTCGCTGCCGAGGTTGGCCACCGCGCCGACCAGGGTGGCGATGTCCTCCTCGGTGGCCGAGGGCCCCCACTTGCCGATTCGGATCGGCATGCCGTAGACCTCGGCGAAGGCCAGCCAGTCCTTGAGGGTGTAGGACTTGGCCATGTAGGCCACCGCCGCCACCCGCGCCAGGCCGCGCCCGAGCGCCGGGCCGCTCATCAGCTCGGGCTCGTGGATGAGATAGCGATAGGGCGGCAGCGGCAGGCCCTCGAGCGGCGCGGCGGCGTCGCGCAGCCGCAGGGTGCGCCCGTCGTGGCGGTCGTAGCGGAACCAGCGCGGGTCGATCCATGCATACCCGCGCACCCGATCGCCGCTGGCCGGGTCGCGGTGATCGCGCGGCGCCCAGGGGGCGCGGCTGGTGTCCCAGCGCAGCTCGACCGCGGCAACGCCCTTGCCGAGCCCGTCGAGCAGATGGGCGAGCATGGCGCGAAAGCCCGGGGCGCGCACCAGGGCGCGGACCTCGTCGGCGAGCGCGACGTCGGCGGCGGCGTCGCTGGCCGCCTCGACGGTGACCGGCAACCGGGTGACGGCGCGCTTGCGGGTGCCGAGCACCGAGCGGTAGTGGGCGTCGCGCTGCTCCATCTCCAGCGCCAGGCGCAGATAGGCGTCGGCCTCGCCCTCGTCGACCTGGCGCAGCACCCGCGCGAGGCGCTCCGGGGTGAGGCCAGAGGCGATGCTCGCGGCATCCCACAACCGGCGCACGCCAGTAGTGGTCGGGGTGGCGTGCGGTCGCGACAGCGCCCGGCGCGCCGGGGTGCGACGCAGCGGCGCGCCGTCGGCGCCGAGGATGGTCGGTTCGGCCATCAGATGATCCCTCCACGGCGGCCGCCGAGGCCGAGCCGTCCGGTGTTGACGCGCCGCTCAAGGGTATCGCCCTCTCGGCGCGAACGCAGATGATCGCCCGCCCCCGGCGCCTCGGGGCGCACCGGCAGATAGCGATATTCGGTGATGCCCTCGGCCAGCGCCTGATAGGCCAGCGCGGCGGCATCGACGCCGTCGTCGTGCGCGCTCTCGGGGAAGGCGAGCAGCTCCTCGCGCAGCCACGCCGGCACGCCGCTCGGGTCGTGGCGCACCAGCCCCTGTTCGTAGCGGCTGAGCAGCGGCAGGAAGCGGGTCACCTTGTCGCGATCCGGGCGCACGCCGCGCACCGGCAGTGCGCTGTGGCGGGCCAGCTCCTGTACCACCGCTGCCTGATACTGCACCTGCTCGACGGCGATCAGCACCGGGCGCCAACGCGCCGCGGCGGCGCGGATGCGCTCGACCACGGCATGGAACCCGGCGCGGAAGCGCTCGGCCTCGCGCAGATGGATCAGCCCGGTCTCGGGGTCGCGGCTCATCGCGACGATCACGCTGTAGTCGGCGCCCTCGCGCTCGCTGATCGCGAGATCCACCCCGAGCACCACCGGCAGGTCCGCCGGGGCCGCGCCCTCGCGCAGGTGCTCGGGGCGCACCAGCCCGGCGCCGAAGGTGACGAACTCGGCGAGCACCTCCTGGGCGTAGACCAGCGCGGGCATCTCCTCGCGCTTGGCCGCCATCCAGCCGGGCGGCAGGTGGGGGTTGTCGAAGCTCGGCGCGTTGTGACTGACCCAGGCCGGGTCATCCGGGTCGGCGCCACGCTGGTGCAGGGTGTGGAAGTAGTTCAGCCCGTTGGGGGTGGAGATGAACCAGGCATCGCCGTCGAGATCGGCGAGGGTGAACTCGATGGTCTTCTCCCAGGCCGTCTGCAGATGACGGGCGTGGGCCGCCTCGTCGATCACCACCCGCGCATAGTGACGCCCCCGGCCGCACTTCATCGGCGTCTCCAGGGTCCAGAAGTCGACCCGGCCGCCGTTGACGAACTCGATCACCGGGCGCGGCTGCGAGGTCGCCTTGCGCACGACCGGCGCATAGGTGCGGGCGATCGACTGGAAGACCTCGCTGAAATAGGCGTCGTTGGGCGCATACCAGGCGGTCGGCAGGCCGCGCCGACCGTCGCCGCGCGCCCCGGCCAGGGCGCCGCCGGGCTGGTTGAGGATGACATCCTGCATCAGGTGCGTCTTGCCGAAGCGCCGCCCCATGCAGGCGACGGTGCGCCCCCGGTGGGCGGCGAGGATCTCGCGCTGGCGGGGGTGCGGGGTGAAGGGCGGGAGGACGAGGCGGGTCATGCGTCGGGCTCGGCGCGGGGGTTGGCGATCACCAGGGTGGTCTCGGGCGGGGGCGTGTCGTGGAGCCCGAGATGGCGTCCGAGGGCCTCGAGCGCGGCCTGCTTGGAGGCGAGCTTGAGCTGCACCCCCTGCGGCCCCTGGCGCACCTCGACGATGGCGCGCCGGCGCGCGGCGTCGAGCGCGCGGCTGTCGCGCACCCGCACCCCGGCGCCGTCCCAGTCGACGAACTCGGCGAGGTCGGCGAAGGCGATCAGCGCCAGCTCGCGCACCACCGCCTCGGCGCTCACCCCGGCGCGCGCGCCCCAGGCGGCGCGGATCGCCGCGCCGAGCGCGGGGTCGCGCAACAGCCGCCGGGCGGTGGCCGCGGCACGCGCCGGCGCGTACCCGGCGCGCCGGGCGGCGGCCTCGGGGTCGAGGTCGCGCAGGTACTCGCGCACGAAGCGCCCGCGCCGTCCGCCCGGCGCGCCGCCCTCAGCCGCCGCCACGGCCCACGCTCCACAGCAGCACGGCGAGGGTGCCGAGGGTGCTGATGGTCGCCGTCAGCGAGCCGACGAGTTGGCGGCGCCGATCGCGCGCCTCCTCGGTCATGTGCCGTTGCAGCGCGAGCTGGACCTGATGGACATCGCCCCGGGCGGCGCCGAGCTCGGCGCGCACGTCGTCGACCAGCTCGGTGAAGATCCGTACCGACTCGCGGGTGATGGCGTGCTCCTGGGCGAGCGCGGTCAGCGCATCGCGCAGCTCGCGCGCCTCGGCCTCGAGGCGCTCGACACGCAACCGCAGTTCGCCGAGCTGGTGCGCCAGCGATGCGGTCACGGAGAGACCACCCGATCCAGCTCGAAGTGCGGACCGTCGCGAAACCGCGGCCAGTCCCCGCCCCAGCGGATCGCCACCCCCAGCTCGGCGGCGGCGGCCTTGAAGGCCGCGGCGATGCGCGGATAGAGCGGCCAGTCCCAGCGCACGCCACCGTCGACCCAGGCGGCGACATCGAGCGCGTGCCCGGTGAGATGGCGCGAGCGCAGGGTGCGCGAGGCCCCGGCGGCGACCAGCGCGCGCTGCCGCGCCTCGGTGCGCCGCCCCTCGGTGACGACGAAGTCGACCTCGGTCAACTCCAGCGCGCGCCGCGCCACCCGCACCAGGTCGTCGTGGACACCGGCGAGGGCGCGCTCGGAGCGCGTGGAGAAGCGGAATCCGCTGGCCATCAGCGCAGCCGCAGCGGCACGCTCGCGCGCACCCGCCCCCAGATCGCCACGCCGGCACCGGCGAGGCTGATGAGTTCGACCAGGGCATCGGTGAGCGCCGCGCTGTCGAGCGTCACCCCGGCGGCGCTCGCCACCTGCGCGAGCACCACCACCAGGGCGCCGATCACGGCACGCGAGCGCCACCACGGCTTGGCAAGAGTCGGTTGGTCCATCCTCGGGCTCCATGCATCGATCCACAGGCCCCCAGCATCGTCGCCCCACCCCGTCGGGGTCAGTGGAGACGGGTTAACAGGCGTCCAGCTTCCAGCCGTCAGTCGCCAGCCGCCAGCCGCCAGTCGCCAGTCGCCAGTGGGCGTGCGCCGTTGGCGGTGGCGCGGGACCGATGGGATGGCGTGGGCGGCAATGGGTGCGGGGGCGTGAACCGCAAAGCCGCGAAGCACGCAAAGGGGATGAGGTGTGATGTCGGTGTGGGGCCACGGACGTCGCGGGTCCGCGCCGCCGTCGGGTGATCGCGCCCACTGGCGGCTGACGGCTGGTGGCTGGTAGCTGGTAGCTGGTAGCTGGTGACTGCCGCCAGGCTTGAACCGCAAAGCCGCGAAGGATGCGAAGCACGCGAAGTGCATGATGCGCGATGTCGGCGTGAGGCCACAGACGGCGCGAGCCCGCACCGCCGTCGGGTGATCGCGCCCACTGGCGGCTAATCGCTGGCGACTGGCGGCTGATCGCCGGGCACGCTGCGCTTTGCCCAGCCGACGCTTGGCGGTGTTCTTCGCGCCCTTCGCGCCATTGCGGTTCACGCCCCGCCCCCATCGTCGCCCACGCCCACCCAGCGGTCCCGCGCCACCGCCAAAAGCGCACGCCCACTGGTGGCTGACGACTGGCCGCTGCCCCCCCGGCTACCGCCGCCGGTCGGCGCGTTCGCGGCCCTGGGCGCGGGCGATGATGCGATAGACGTGCATCTCGTGGATGTCGTAGCAGGCGGCCAGGGCGCGGGCGCTGGCGACGGTGCCGTCGTGTTGCTCGACGATCATGCGGTCGCGGCGACGGCGCGCGATCGCCGCCTCGGAGTGGACGTAGAGCTGCGCGCCCCGGTAGCGCTCGAGCAGCCCGATGGCGATCTGCTCGGCGGCGAGCAGCGCCTGCTCGCGCTCGAGCAGCGGCGCCAGGGTCTGTAGCGCCAGCCCTTCCAAGGTATCGGCCAGTTCCATCCAATGTACCCCCTGTCGTGTCATCCTCGTGCCTCCTCCGGCGCGGGTCGGGGCGAGTGGTTGCCCTCGCCCCGTCCCGCGCCCGTCATCAATCGGTCCAGCCCGGCGAGCGCCGCACGGCGCCGCGCGGCGATCTGCTCGGCGTGCGGCGCGGGCTGGGGTGGTGTGCGCCCGGCCGCGACGATCGCCGCGCGCAGCGTCGCCAGGCGCTGTCGGGTCTCGGCGTCGTCGGCGCACGCGGTGGCGGCCCCGGCGCGGCCGCTGAGCAGCCCGGCGACGGCGGCGGCCGCACCGCGCGGCGCCGGCGGCGGCAGGTGGGCGGCGACGCGCTCGCGCTCGAGCAGGCCGCGTTGCACCGCCTGCTCGGCGACGCGGGCACGCTCGTCGCGGTCCCAGCCGAGCGAGAGCCGCCAACAGGGCGCGCGCCCGGCCTGGCGGCGCGAGCGCACCACGCGCTCGTAGGCGGCCCGGAAGGCCAGCCGCGCGCCGATCCGATCGCCACCGGCGGCGACCACCCGGGCGGCCGTCATCGCCTCTTCGATCTCGTCGTTGGTGCACACCGTGCGCCGCTCGTCGAGCGCCTCGAGCGCCACCGCCCAGGCCTCGTCGGCGTCGGGGCGCACCGTCTCTGGGGCGCGCGCGAGACAACCGAGCACCGCCGCCGGGGTCGGCGGGTAGCGCCCCTGCCCGGGGTCCTGGGTGTAGCGCGAGAAGGCCGCGCGCACCTCGCCGAGCGGGTGGCGCTCGAAGGCCGCCCACCACAGCGCGGCGGCCGCCGGGGTGAGCGAGCGGCCATAGAGTTCGAGCAGCCCCATCAGCAGCTCGCCGAAGGCGCCGCGCTCCTCAGCCCTCATGGTGACAGGCCCCGTCGATGACCGCGCCGTCGGGCTCGGCCGCGCCCAGCCAGGTCGCCACCGCCGCGCGGTTGCGCGCGGCGAGCGCCGTGCCGCTGCCGCCGCGCCTGGCGGTGGCCGGCGGCGCCTCGCGCCGCACCCAGTTGCGCCAGGTCGCCAGCCAGTCGGCCTTGACCCCCTCGCGCCCCGGTTTGGCCACCCAGTAGTCGCGAAACTGCGCCCAGGTGTGCTCGGGGTCGAGGTCCGGGCGGGTCTGCTCGGCGAAGGCGCGCCACGCCGGCGGCAGCCGGGTGAGGGTCAGGCGCGCACCGCGCGCATTCGGGCGCGCCGCGCGCGAGCGTTCCGGCTCCTGTTGCTGGTCCTGTTGCTGCTCCTGTTCCTGGTTGGCGCGGGGGTCGGGCGAACCCTTTGCCGAACCCTTTGCCGAACCCTTGTCGGGCCCCGTCCCGTCGGCCGTCTCGGTGGCCAGGCGCGCGGCGCCGAGCAGGGTGTCGGCATAGCGCCCGGCGTGGGCGCGGATGGCCGCGCGCAGCGCCGCGAGCAGCGTGGCCGTCGGCGGCACCTTGGCGATGAGCTTGAGCGCGGCCTTGGCCTGGTTGCCGTTGTCGATCGGGTTGTACTTGAGGTGGTTCGGCAGCAGCAGCCAGCCGGTGACGGCGCAGCGGTGCACCAACCCCAGCCCCTCGAGGTCGGCGAAGGCGCGCTCGAGCGCCGCCTCGTCGAGACGCAGGTCGTCGGCGACATAGCCCTTGGGCAGGCGGTAGCAGCCGAGCAGGTTGGAGTGCGGGCTGCTGAGCAGGTAGACGGCGAGCAGCCGTGCCTCGACGCTCAGCGCGGTGATCTCGGGTTGCTCCCAGAAGCGGGTGTGGATGCGGCCGTAGTCCCTCATCGCCGCCCCCGGGCGGGCACCGGCGAGTGATGGGGGCGGGGTCTGGTCGGTTGCGGGGTCATCGACGCCTCCCTGGCGATCGCTGGCGGGGTGGCGGCGGGGAACAGGTCGGGGCGTAGCTGGTGCAGCGACCAGCGCCCGCGCGCGGCGATGCGCACCGCGCTGCGCAGCGGCACCACCTCGCCCCACTGCGCCACCGCCTGTCTGCTGCAGCCGGCCTCGGCGGCCACCGCCGCCGGTGAGCCGAGTGCCGCGATGAGGGCTGTCTTGGTGATCATGGGGCGAAGTAAAGTGCGCTTTACACAAAAAGTCAACCAAGATTGACTTCTCGTCAAGTAAGCTTGACGCCATGCACCAGACCATCGCCGACCGGGTCAAGGCCCTGCGCCACCGGCTGAACCTGACCCAACACGCCCTCGGCCAGCTCGCCGGGGTCTCGAAACAGGCCGTCTCGCAGTGGGAGCGCGCGCTCACCGAGCCCCACTGGGAGGCGCTGCTCGCGCTCCAGGCCAGCCGCGGCGTCAACCCGCGCTGGCTGCTCCACGGCGAGGGGCCGATGCTGCTCGGCGAGGGCGCCGAGCCGGCGACGGCGGGCGGCTGCGCCGGGCTGGTCCACCCGATCGTGGTGTGGGACGACCCGGCCGACCTGCCCGAGGGCCAGTACGTGCTGATCCCGCGCCGACGCGTCGCCCTCTCGGCGGGTAACGGCAACCTGGTGTTCGAGGAGGAGGAGGCGCCGCCGCTCGCGTTCACCTCCGACTGGGCGCGCCAGACCGGGGTGCGCCCCGGCAACGCCGTGGTGGTCTACGCCAAGGGCGACAGCATGGAGCCGGGGATCCGCGACGGCGACGTGCTGCTGGTCGACACCGACATCGAGTGCGACCGGGTGCGCGAGGGGCGGGTCTACGCCCTCCGCTACGGTCAGGAGCTGCGGGTCAAGCGGCTGTTCCGACGCTACGACGGGGCGCTGATCCTGCGCTCGGACAACGCCGGGCGCTATCCCGACGAGATCATCCCGCCCGAGCACCAGAACGGCCAGGTGCATGTCATCGGTCGGGTGGTGTGGCGCGGCGGCGGGGTCTAGGGTTGGGGCGCGCGCGGCGGCGCGGGCAACGTCGACGCGTGCCGCTCGTCAAGTCTTGTTGACCGCAAAAGTAAAGCGCGCTTTACTTGCTCCCACCCGCCGCCCCGCGCGGCCCGTCAGGGAGTGTCCGCCGATGATCGATGCCCACCCCGCCCCACCGGTCGCGCTCGAGGCCGAGTACCGCCGCGACCTGCTCGAGACCGTCACCACCGAGGCCGCGCTGCGCGCGCGCTTCCCCCGTGCCACCGAGGTCGAGCACGCGGACGAGGCGACGCTGCGCGTCTACGCCCTCGGCGCGGGTGTACTCGCCGCCGTCTGCACCGACTGCGGCCGGGTCTTCGAGTACCTCCCCTGGCAGCGCGAGGGGACACGCTGCCCGGGCTGTCGCGCCCGGACCGAGCGCGCGCTCGCCACCCTGCTCGACCAGCTCGCCACCCTCGCCCCCGCGCTCGACACCCTCACCGACCAGGACCTCGCACGCCTCGGACGCCGCCTCGACACCACCCGCCACGCCCTCCACGACACCCTCGCGCGACGACCACCCGGTTAGCGGGCCGGAGGGATTGGGGAGCGATAAGCCGACAGCCGTCAGCCGCCAGTGGGCGTGGGTCGGAGGCGGCGGCGCGGGACCGATCGGCTGGCGTGGGCGGCGATGGGGGCGGGGTCGTGAACCGCAATGGCGCGAAGGACGCGAAGGGGGAATAAGCCGCCAGTGGGCGCGATTGCCCAACGGCGGCACCTGCTCGCCGTCGATGGCCCCTACGCCGACGTCACGCATCCGTGTCTTTGCGCGCTTCGCGGCTTTGCGGTTCAATCCGCTGGCCGCTGGCCGCTGGCCGCTGGCCGCTGGCCGCTGGCGGCTGGCGGCTGGTGGCTGGTGGCTGGTGGCTGGAAATCGCAGGCAATAAAAAAGGCCCTCCGCGAACGGAGGGCCTTTCTCGTGTTTGGTGGGCCGTCTAGGATTCGAACCTAGGACCAATGGATTAAGAGACGACGCATAAAACGAAGTTAAAACATCCTCTTAGATCATTTATTTGGGAATACGCCAGTCACGTAAGCGATTGTTTAAAATGGCGCGATGTTGGCGATATTCCCAGATATTGAGGTGGCGCCCTCATCGCACGAAACGCCCCTGGGGCCGATGCCTTATCCCCAGCCCCCCCTCCCCTACACCTCAATCTCCACCGTCTGCAACACCGGCGCCGGTCCCTGGATCACTCCGTCTCTGATGTAGACCGGATCGCCGATGCTGCCCCGCCCCCGTACCTGGGTCTGCTCGCCGCTGAGCAGGGTGACGGTGCAGCCGT